GGCATATTCAATAGCAGACAATTGCTTATCAGTTATTTGCATAATTATTCCCCCAAAGTAGTAAAATTACTGCAATGTATAACTTGTTCGGCAAATATATCGCCATGTACATTTATGCATTCAAAATATAAAAAACCATCTTCTAACCTGATACGTGCGTATCCTCCCGCCTTATCTTCCCTGTCAAAATTAATCAATACATAATCTCCAGTATCTGAGCTATGTGTATCTAAAGACGGTATAAGACCTGCTTGGTTTTTGAATTTCTCTATTGGTTCATATATCATTTTTAACTCCCAAAGAATCGTTTTGCATCGTGCCATATATTCTCGGCATCTCTGACCATTGAATACTCAGCCCCAAATCTGTTATATGTTGCATTCTCATCGTCACTTCGCATAATCTGAAAAACTGTATCCTCGCTGATTGATAAATGCTCAGATGCAGATTTAACAAACGCTATAAATTCATTGAATGTATTCATTTCTAGTATCCTTTGCTCTTAGAAAGGCATATTTGGTTAGCACCGTTTTCACGTACTGTGTGCCGTTCGTAATGTATAACCCCTTTATATTCTAGAAACTCAATCTCTGAGCATTCCACAAAATCAGGCTCTTCTAGTTCATAGTCGCAGATAAAATAACGTATATTCATTTTGTCCCCCTCAAAATGGTGAATAAACAATGTTGCCGTCATTTGTCTCACCTATTACTGTGGTTCTGTCATTTAGATATTCGATGACTGTTTCTACAATTCCGACTTCGTCAATACAGTCTGAGATATCGATGTTGTAATTTGCAGCGATTTCGCTGCAGTATTCCTCGCTAAAGTCGCAGCAAATGGCGATCACATCGAGTTCTATTTCTTGACCTGTGCTTTCCTCATACTCTTCGAGATAATCCCAGATCATGCGCAATGCATCAGATGAGAACTGACCTGCTCTGTTGTAGTCGATGAATGAGTTTTTAAAATCGTGCCAAGTAACGGTGGTTTTCATTTTGAATTTCCTTTCTGGATAATTTCAATTAATAAGATAAGAGAACAACTAAAAAGATATACATTACAGCGGCGACAAATAGACCTGCTAGATACTCTGTGAACTTCATATCTAGCCCCTTAATCTATTTCAATGACAACGAATTCATCTGCAATAATGTCGCCCCGTTTTAGTTCTTTGCCGTCCATATAAAAGAATATGCATTCATCGTCTGCATCTTCTATTCCGTCCCAATCTTCTTTGGCAACTAATACAGTTTTAAAATGAACATTTTGCTGAGTAGCATTGTCTGGCAGCCAAAATCCAGTAACTTGCATTGTGGTGTATTTCATAATTAAACCCTTTCTGGTTGATTAATTAATGTCCAAATGGACACGTACAGATTAACAGAAAAGGCTGTCAGGTCTAATTGATTGTTACTATCAATGATATCGTAATGATATAATCTAGCTATGGAACAGAAAGCCACACTATTAAGACTTCGCATTGATGTATGGCAGATGCTAGATAAGGCTGCCAAAGATCAACGCAGATCAAGGGTAAGCATAGCAGAGCAAGCAATAAGGGAATATTGCAGGGCGAATGAGACTGTAGCAGATAAGACTGAGAGGATGCTTAATGCAAAGTTTTGAGCTACCTCCAGAGCCTGTTATCAAGCAACACCGACCTGTAGACATGAGAAAGTATTCAATTGTCCCCATAAGAGCGATTGCTGATAGAAGGCTGAGACCTGCTACTTATAGAGCCTTATTAGCTGTCTGCAGTTATGCGAACAGGGCGGGACTACTTTGGGCAGGACATGAAAACATCGGAAAGATGCTTGGTGTAACTCGACAGGCTGCAGGGCGGCAAGTAAAGAAGTTAATTGAATGGGGTTATTTGCAGAAAGTTAAAAACCATTCATGGGGGAAAACAGCTCAGATTCTCAGGGTTGTCTACGATGAATCGATATCAAATAAGCAACATATGGATGCGGTTAATTTTGACGATAAACCTCCGACATTGCAAGCATGGGAACTCAAAAAGAACTTAGAGCATTATTCGGATTCTACGAACAAAGAACCTGTTGTCGATGTTGCATTAACGCCAAAACAAAGTGATGGGGAAGAGTTAAGTGTTGAACTTGTTGTGAAGCTATGGAAGAACTACTGCAACAATAACAACATTGCCAGAGTAATAACGCCAGAAGATATGCAGTCTGCAGCATGGTTAGTGAGTGCTAACTTACGTGTGGATATATTCGAGGGCTGTTTAAAGGATGTCTTTAATGCATGGCAAGCAAAACGCATTGAACCGCCTCACCGTATTGCATGGTTCAAGCGACTGGTAAATCAATAAGCGACCTATCGCCCCCCCACCCCTGCCGTCTATCGGTGGGGGCATCTCTAAAATTTTCCTTTGTTTTTTCGGGATTATGCGGAAAATCAGAACAATGGGATGGTGGTATTTGGGTTTGATCGGAACTTTATTTTATATAAACTCTGAGTATCAGTTCCTGCTGGCAAAAGGCTGTGTGGCAAGATAGAGGGCGTTGGAGAGGGTCGTTACAACCTAACCCATAAAAAAATATAGGAGTAAACACATGAAGTGTTGTCTGCTCTTGTTTATCTAGGCTACGATATTATCGTTAAGACTATGTGTCCCGATATTCTCTACATGATCCCATCCGGGTGTATGAATAAGGAGTACCGCCTTATGTGCCACGTTTATTCCATTGGTCGCAGACTACCGATTGGAGGGCTGGGTAATGGCCCCGGAATCAAGTATAGTAGATAGGCAGATTTCTGCAAGCGTTTTTTTAACCTCAAAGAGGAGCCAGTAATGAGTAACTACAATTCACCGTTTGAACTAAAGAATGACAAAGGTAATCTTTTTGTAAACAAGAAGAAGAAGAGCGAGAACAGTCCTGATTGGTCTGGCAAGATAAAGATGAACGAACAGGAGTTCTGGTTGTCTGCATGGGAAAAGAAAACTAAAGGTGGGGAAGTATACTTCTCTGTAAGCCTAGGAGGTATGGTTCCTGCTCAACCTATGGGTCAACCACTAAGTCAGCATTCGATAGATAAAGGCAATGGATATGCGCCTCGTGATAAAGAAAAAGATTTGGACGAGGATATACCATTTTGATATATTAAAGACTTGAAGGATAAATACCTTTCATGACCTGAGTTGCACAGGACCCAAAGAACTTACGCTGGCTAGGGTTGCAATCGCCAGCACTACTTACTTACTTTGGAAAATTTACTTTACTTTAGGGGAAATCATGAAATCATTACTAATGATCGTAGTAATTCTTTTGTCTGCTTGTTCTACAACTAAGACTGAACAAAAAGAACCACCAAATACAGAACTAATCCTAGACAGCAAGCAGCATCCTATGACTCGCAATGAGGTAATTATGGCGATCAATGAGTGCGAAGCTAACAAGACTCGTGCTGTCGTTATCACTGGACGCAGAAAGATTAACGGATATACTGCAGAAGTCACCGTTGACGTAACCTGTGCGCCTAAATATCCTTTCTAATTATGAGTGTAACTAAACAAATACCAAGCATTAAGAACTGGGGCGGTGTTCGCACCGTCCAACAGCGTCTTGGTGGATCTTCTACTATTGCAAAAAATAGAGAAGCGGTAGCCTATGCTCTGCTAACTATTGCCAATACGAAGATCACCGACATAATGGAATGGGATAACCAAGGCAATATTCAAGTAAAGTCTAGTAAGGATATCCCTGAACACGCTTTGCAAGCAATTAAGTCGATTAAAGTGAACGAACGATACGATAAAGATGGCAACTGTACTAGGACATTGGATCTTGAGTTATACGATAAGGTCGGTGTCCTACGTATACTGGCTAAAGCTAGTGGTCTACTTGATACGCAAGAAGAGTCAGATAAGCCATCTGTTATCGGCATCAATGTTAAAGCACCAGAAATAATTGAGGCAGAAGTAAATGACAAGTGAAGAGACAATTAAGATGGCTACAGACCATGCAGACTTAGCTTACGATGAAAAAGGACGTAGATATTTTACGTTTGACACGATTGGTCTTGATATGATGACCGATCAGATAGAAGATAAAGTACGTGAAGAGTGCGCTGCCTTGTGTGAAGCTTATGCAGCTAGGTTTGAAAATGCAGGACTGTATGCTGCTGGCTCACGAATCCGTCTTTGTGCTAACTCAATAAGAGATAGGAAGATAATTGAAAACTAAAGATACTGGTGCAAAGAATATTCCTACTGCTGGTTTGAATTTAGATTTTTCTACTAGCCATGTAGCGTGGAAGTTCCTTCAGTCTAGAGCTTTTGTGCGTGGGATTATGGGTCCTGTAGGATCTGGTAAGTCTTATGCTTGCTGTGCTGAGATTATGATGAAAGCAGTTCAGCAAACACCAAGCCCTGTTGATGGCATTAAGTATAGTAGGTTTGCTATTGTAAGAAATAGCTATCCAATGTTAAAGACCACTACGATCAAAACATGGATAGATATGTTTCCAGAGAATACTTTTGGTCCTTTGCTCTGGACTCCTCCTATTACTCATCACATTAAGTTGCCAGCTAGAGATGGTGCTGCAGGTATTGATTGTGAAGTTATATTCTTAGCCCTTGATCAGCCTAAAGACGTAAGAAAGTTACTATCTTTAGAGCTAACAGGTGCTTGGGTTAATGAAGCAAGAGAACTTCCAAAAGCAGTCATCGATGGATTAACCCATCGTGTTGGACGATACCCAACAAAGAGAGATGGCGGTGCAACTTGGCATGGAATTATTATGGACACGAACCCTATGGATGATGACCATTGGTGGTTTCGTATGGCAGAGAAGGAGAAAATGAGTGGTGCGTATAAGTGGGAATTCTTTAGACAACCCGGAGGCGTGGTCGAAGCAGATTTGGCAGAACTACCAGAGAATCCTGAAGCAAACGATCATATATATAGCGCAGGACGATGGTGGAAACCAAATTCAAAAGCTGAAAATATCGCAAACCTACCCGCTGGATACTACCAGCAAATGCTCTTAGGTAAGAATGTAGATTGGATTCGCTGCTACGCTGAAGGTAAGTACACGTATGTACAAGAAGGTAGACCAGTATGGCCTGAGTATGAAGATAATATGATGTCTACAGACTTGGAATATGACCCAAGCCTACCAATTCAAGTCGGTCTTGACTTTGGTTTGACACCAGCCGCAGTCATTGGACAGAAAACACAAGCAGGTACATGGAATATTCTGCATGAGATCGTTACATTTGACATGGGTCTTGAGCGTTTTGGTCAGCAACTACTGACAGAACTCAACATAAAGTTTCCTAAAGCACAAGTAA